CTTCGCCAACCGTACTCATGGAGTATTCGCCTGCGGTCGCGCCAACCGATAGCAGGGTGCCCAATGGCTCTAGTCCGGCGTAAGAGATATAGACCTTATCCGGGCCAACGCTGACCGTTGTGATTCCGCTAAAGCGGTCAATCATCTCTTGGTCAACGTCTGACTTATTAAAGACAAACGAGAACTCTTGCCATCCGGCGCCCTTGAGTGACTCTTTATCTTCGTTGCGATACGGGCCATACCCAGTTACCTTGCCCTCCAAGGCGCTCATTCCAACCCCGGTTATGATCCCGGTTCCTAGAGTCACGCGAGCTATGGCCATGTCTTTACGGATGCCGCCTGCGTTCCAATCAGCCCAGAACCGTGGGCTAGCAAAGTTCAATCCCGGCGTGCGGCTCATGGCCTCTAGGGCAATGTTAGTTGGCGTGCGGACAAACGGCACGAACATCTTGAGTATGGGATTCTGCAAAGTCTTTTGAATACCTTGCAGGCTAGACTCAAGCTCACGGGTAAATGTGGTGGTACGCGCCACAGCCTTAGCCGCAGCGTCTACATCTGCCGGAGGGTTAGTTAGCGTCTGCTCCATAAAGCTAGACGCCTGCTTGGCCGCATCATCTGGAGATACGCCTGCCGCTACTAGCCTGCTGTACTCAGCATTGCCTGCACGGGTAGCCAAAGCGTTTAGCTCCATGCGGTAAGACATGGCCTTAAAGAACTCGTCCTCGGCCATGAGCGCACGGCCCGGAAGTTCAACTACTTTGCCATAGTAACGTATCGCGTTACTAACGGCCTTGCCCGTATCTGAGTCGCCAAAGTCAATGTCAAATGGATCTTTGCGGCCACGCACCATTTCAATTTTAGTGAACGGGTCTGTTGGCTCGTTTTTCTTGGCGGCAGTGTAGGCAATTTCTGCCCCTTCGCGGATACCTTGAATCATGCCCATTGCCTGAGCGTATACCTCGTTTGTCTGGATAGCTTCTTCACCACCAAATATCGAGTTGCGTACCTTTCCAACCATAGAGCCGACCATACGCTCTGGAATCTGATATGCACCAAAGAACATATTGCCTGCGATATTCTTGGCGTGAGAGATTGGCGAGGACAGCAGTCCGTTGATCCAGCTCGTTGTGGTTATATCTAGGAATCTATTAGCCCAACCCTTAGCGGTATTTGTGTAGCCCTTCTCAGCCAACTCTGCGCGAGCTGCACGGCTATCAAGAGCCGTATATCGGTTAGCCACAGACAGTACGCTATCCAAGGCAAACGGAGTGTCAATGCCGCCAGACTCAGTCAAGATTGCGTCAAGCATTGCGCCACGTTCTGCGGTTGAAGTTCTAGCCTGGGAAAAAACACCTAGCGTTCTAGCAATGTCAGCCTGCCGCCCTTTGGCTGCCTTTAGCAAAGCACCCTCTACGGCTAAAGCCTGTTGGAACTGTACAGCTAGATCTGAATTTAGAGTGCCATCTAACTTGGCTTGCTTAACCTTTTCTCCCAAATCAAAAGCTCTCTTGCCAGCGTCAGTAATGGCTAGCAACATCTTGTAAGCCTGACTTGCATTAGCTTCTGTTATTTTGGTCGGGTCAATAATTCTGGCCAAGAAAGCCTCGTCGTACCCTTCTTCTGAAGCCTTGGCGGCAATCTCTTTATAAGACACCTTTTCTAGTTTGTCTGCCCCATACACACGGGCAGTCACGTCAATGAACTGCTTTAGTCCATTGTCGTCTTGAATCATGTCTAGGTTGAAGGCAGTTTCAGGTGGCTTACCCTCCATCGGAACTTCTGGGGGTATGTTGGCCATCTCACGCTCAACCTTCTCAACCACCTCGACCGGCGCATTGGGAATGGTTTGGTATGGCCCAACTGCGCCTTCTGGAGGTTTGATCTCACGCTTAGGCGCCTTCTTAATTACACCTTTCAATACGCCAAGCGGAAGCCCAGCTACGTCTACCGGCTCAAATGATGGCTCAGCCTGGGTGTACTCAATTGGCTCTGGAAGCGGCTCATTAGGCTGTTGCGCCTGTATGTCAGCCACGTCCTTCTCAACGGAACTGAGCTGGTCTAAGCGTTCCTCAAGCGGTTGCATTGCCATTATTTAGCCCCTGTTACTTTCTTAGCGACGCGAGCAACTTTCTTCGCGCCTTTGACATATCCACCTGGCGCAGCCAACTCGCCCACTAGCTCTACCGGAGATTCGCCTGAGCCCATTTGTAGCCCAGCTTCGTCCAAGAACTTCTTGATATCCTCTGTCGTTGGCAAGCCAGTCTTAGACTCAAGCCCAGCCACAAACGCATCTAGGTCGCCGCCTGACTTGCCTAGCTCGTACACGCCACGGGCCAAAGCAATCAGGTCGCCTGGCAGTCCTGCAAACCCCTGAGCCGCACCTTTTACTCCAGCACCTACGGTTTCAGCCACGGCACCCATAGCTGGCTCTAGGCTTACCCCGGTTGGGAATGGCTGTCCTGTGCGCGGGTTGACAGCGGCCTTAGCCTCGGCCACATCTTCGATCACAAACCGGCTAGCAAGAGAATCTAAAAAAGCTTCTTCTAGTGTGTTCATCTGTTTTTCTTGATCGAGTTAATGATCTTATTTATTGTTTCGTGTTGTTTCGCGTTACCTTTTTTGGAACGCTTGAGCGAATCTAGCGTGTAATCTTCGCTGTACTCTAGACCAATTTCAGAAAGTTTTTTGCGAAGGCGCTCTCTGTCATCTTCTAACGCCACAAAGTCAGCCTGTTTTTTGCGAGCTGCAATCAAGATATCTGCCGTCGCTTCAATGTCAAAAGGTCTGCCATCTCTTTCAGCCACTTGCAACATACCAAGCAAATGACTTTCAACTTCAGCCCGACGCGCCGCGCCTTCTCTAGTTGATGGATCAAGTGGGTTTGGAACAAAAGCGTTGCGAATCTTTTCTTTTCCTCTGGACAGGGCTTGATCTTCGGTCTTATCAATAATTGCAAATAAGCCATTACGCTGCTTGAGAGAAATGCGACGCTGATCAAAAAGTTCATTGGCCTGCACAAGGCTTATCTGTCCTTGTTTTGCCTTGAACTCCACCCCGCCAAAGTATTGGTCAGGAGCCCCAGGCACATCACCTTCACGGATTTGCCTGAGTTCTTCGCGCCCTGGAAAATACTTACGACCAGTCATGCGCTTTAGTAACTCGTCGCCACTAATTGAACCGCGATAGAATTCATTGTAATCAGCGTAATTCTCGGCACGGTTACGCTCAATTGATAGCTTATTATCGCGGTCAAGAATCTGCAAGTCGTCGGCTTGGCGCTTGAGCATGGTCTGTACTAGGCTGTCGCGCTGGGTTTCATCTAGCTTACTCCAGACCGGGCTAAACACTCCGGCCTCACCTGTGCGCAGTTTGGTTAGCGCGTCAGACGGACGAGCTGCAAACTCAGGCGTATTAAAATACGTGATCATTGTGTTGTTACGAGCAGCTAGACGAGCCTTCTCAAAAGCGCCGTCTGCATCCAAATATCTTTTGACTGTGTCTTTGCTTTGGCCTGCCATGCCTGCCATTACACCGCGAGCACCGGCCTCGTACTGAACTACTTCTTCCTCAGTCATCTGGCCATTACGGTACAAACCCCATACGTCTTGCAGGTTTTTGCTAAGCGAGCGCACAAGATCAGCAGACTTAACATCAATATCTGCGGCATATCTTGCCGTTTCAACTTCAGATACCTTGCGAAGCAAAGCGTTGCCAGAAGTTGAGATTGACCGCATAAGGCCAGACGCCTGCTCAACGTCTACTTCTGCTAGTCCACGGGCAAATCCTTGCATGGCCTTAACTTCATTCTGAGCTTGTTCGTATGTCAGCTCATTGCGGTCAACCATGCCTGATAGGTTATCCAAAACTTTCTGAACCTCTAGTTCAGAATCAGCACGAAGCTGAATACCAAGAATACGATTCTTTTCTTTTTCTTCTTCTTTTACTTTACCAAAAGCAAAAGAGCTGATCTTGTCTAGGTTCTCTGATAGAGCTGCATACCCCCTAGACTCCTCTCGGATATTGGCAAAATCTAACCTTGGCACATCTGCCGAGATTAGCCCTGATTCCTGAAAGCGTTGGAGGCGTGCCATTATGTAACTACCCTAGTTTCAATAGGGGCCGGAGCTTGTGTGCCGCCAAATGCTTTTTCACCGGCAAAAGCCAGTTTAGTTACGGCGCTAAAGACGCCTTGGCGATATGCAGTCTGCCCAGCTTGTTTGTAAACCTCAGCTTGGAACTGGCCTCCACGCATTGCCGCATCTGCGTCTGCTAGCATGATTGAGTATTCACGCCCGGCAGCAGTCTCGTTTGCAGCTCTAACAATGTCTGGCGATCCGCTAAATGGGTTTACGCCACCGGCATAACCTCTAGCGGCTAGCGAAGCATTTGTAGACTCAAGCCTGCGAAGTATGTCGTTTGACCGTTGTTGGTACTGAATAGCCTTTCGCTCACCCTCAACCGTAGCCTGTTTGGCCTGTAAGTTGTACCTAGCCTTTTCGGATACGCCAGTTTGGTATGAACTATAAGCGCCAACTACGGCTGCTGCTATTGCTATTGCTTGCATATTATGTCCCCTGATGCACTGACATTTTGTATTCCAGTCCGAGCAAAATCATCTTTAGCGGCTCGTCCTGCTCAATCGTAATCTGACCGTCTTGGGTGTAGCCCAAAATACCGTGTAGCGTTTTGGTACCCGTAAATTCTTGGATAGCCTCATCTAATATGCCGGCACCCAGTTCCCTAAACGGAATCAACACATTGTTAATCTTCATGTACTGCGTATCTTTAACGATAGCATTTACCTCAACAATCCGCTTTCGGAAGCCCAGGCGTGAGCCAGACGAGATCTTCAGCTCGGCAGGCATAGTTACCATCTTGACGTTGTAGTTCAGGCCAACCTGATACGAGGTTACAGAGTTGCGCGGGAAGTACACAGCTCCACCTGAAGGTACAGTCTGGTTTGGTTGCAATGCACCATCAAGAATAACCTCAACCGACTTGGCCTCAAGGTGGGCCATAGATACGGATGGCGATGCGCCACCAGTCTTGCAGGAATCGGTCTGAACGTCGTTGTCAAACGTCTCGACATAATACTGAGTCGTACTATTTATCGTACGCTTTACCACCGCATAGATAGTGGTTAGATCTACGCCTACGTCTATGTACTCGCCGTCAGTAATCCACTCGGATGGGGCAATGACGTTCTGGGCTCGGAGGAGCGAGAACACAGCCATAGTGCCGCCAGTGCTATTGACGATCATTAGCAGGTCGTTCTCATCGGTTGCTACTGACCGCCGTAAAGCCATCCTTGTGGGAGTCTTTAGTAGGTGGCCAGCCAGTAGCGAAATCTTGGACGACACATAGGTCGCCTGAGTATCTGTATATACAAATTCGTTTAGCGACTTGCCCTGGCGCTGTACATACAATGTACCGCTTTCAAGCTGCTGAACCCGGATACCTTGTTGGGAGCCGTTACGAGTGACCGCCTTCATAAAGAAGTTGGTAGGCGTGATTGGCTCTAGCCCTTCTTGCGGACAATAGAACTCACCGCCTGTCGTAAAGACCTGAAGATCTCGGCCAGACGTGAGGTCAGTGATTGCGTTAAACGTGTTCGTGTCCAATGTGGCTTCCACTGCGTCATCGTCTAGCCCTTCCGTAGCTTCAAAGTCAAAGAATAGTCCTACCTTAGAACCCCAGATTGTCGATGGCCGTGACCTGCTACCACCAAAGTACAGGCGACCCTCATGGAACGTAACCGAGCGTGGGTATCCTTTAGTGACAGACCACACATCCTCGTACCCAGATTCGTATTCCCACGAGCCATTAGCGATTGCAGAGGTATTAAAAAACGGGAACTCTGTTATGGCCTGAACCACAGTTGCGCTTGTGTACTGCACAATCTTTGCCCTGCCTTGAGGGCTAGCATTGATGTACTGGCCAACCGAACTTGCGCTAAACGGAGTTCCGGTTGAGGCTGTCAATGTAACCTTGCCAGAAACGGCAGACGGGGTCAGAGTGCCAGACGGGTTAGACGTTGACAGGGTAAAAGCATATTTGGGAACACTGTCGAATGATAGATTGCTAGCAGTCCAAGCAGAATCATTTGCGCCGCGAACAATCTTTACCGGAGAAAGATCCTGGTGGCAGACAATCAGGGTATCGGCTGACTGTGTCCAGGTTAGATTGGCCAGCTTATCACCAGTAAGGCCATATAAACTGGTGCTTAGAAAATTATCTGCCCCTCCGTTGATGGCTAGCTGCTGAACTCCGTTTTTGAAAACATACATTCGACTATCGGTAAAGCACAGCATATAGCTGTCGGATGTAGAGAACTCAAACGGCACTAGCCTTGTACCGTTGCCGGCAGACGGAGTGCTTGAGTTTGGCAGGGACATAATGTACTTAGAGCCAGGACGACGCCGTGCGCCACCCTGCGGCTGGATCACTACGTTTGTAGCTTCCTCTAGCGCATTGCCATAGGCTTGCAGGTCAACCCTAGCACGCAGCAGGGGGTCGAGCTCACCCGTAGAGAAGTTGGTCTGAACGCTTACAAACCGCGCCATTAGAACCTCACGTCAATTAACGGGAAATCTTCAATGACTGGAACCGGCTGACCCTGACCGTCAATGGTCGTAGCCACCCGCATATAGCCACCCCGGCCATTGTCCGCTGCCGTACCAACGGCCACAGACTGCCAATAGTTAGCCTTCTCAATCTGGTCTGTAATGGGCAGAGCTAGGTGCCAAGCCATCATGTACTTCATAAGCTGCACAAAGTAGACGGGCATTTCGTACTCTTGCACGTCATACGGGTAGTCAATGTAAATGCTGGTTTCGTCAGTCAGGAGCTTGTCGCCAAGGATTCGATAGTTACGAATCGTTGGGGAACCTGGCGTGGCGCTAGTCGTCACAGCCCTAGGCAAGCCAATCCGGTCACCTGGGAGCTGGTATTGGTATTTGTATTCGGTCAGAGGCGTGGTTAAGAGCTGAGCCAGCGCAATCTTCTTAAATACAAAAGACCACGGGTAGATTAGAAGGCGCTCTTTCTTGATGTCCTGATACAGGGAATCGGCAATGTTTGCCTCATCTGTGCCTTCCGTAAATGATGAGATTGGCCGTGCGCCCAGCATTTGCAGGGCAGCAGAGCAGATCTTAATTGCGTTATCACCGGAGGCCATCTTTAATCCCCAATACGGTTATTGCTGAGATATCGCTATTTGTAATGGTTAGTTGCCAAAAAGGGAAGTGTTGTGTTAGCACTTCTTGCCACCAATCCAAAGGTTTTACAATTAAATGTGCGTTTCGGCCATCGGCCAAGACCTTTGCGGCAAGCCTAGTCGAGATCACTAGGTAGATCGCCTTGTCTGCGTACTCCCTAATATCTACCAAGACATTGGTTAGTAGGTCTGGCTCAACGTGCTCAAGCACATCACAGCAGGCCACCATGTCAAAAGTACCCTCTGGCCTCATTGAGAATTCATGCACGCATGGATCATACGAATATGCCGGCAGATATTCCCGCATACCGCCCTTCCCGCACCCATAGTCCAGCAGGGTCTTAGAGTCAGTCTCGGCCATAAAGTCGGCAATCTTCTCGTATAACGCCTCCCTTCGGCGGGAGCCGTACTTGGGATTCTTATGAAGATGCTCATTCAAAGACTGGTATTCTTTGGAAATTAGCATGGTTTTCCTAGTATTTTCTGGGTGGCGCCTGACATGGAGTATATGCCCTCAGTCAAGCCCTCCTCTTGGTGGCGCCTGAGCAGGTTGAACCAGTGCTCAATCTGGTTTGGCTTGGCGTAGCCTTCGTGCTGGCTATACCCATTTGGGTATCCTTCAGCGTACTTTTGGTCGTCAGACGATAATCCTATGCCAGCCATTATGACCTCTTGGAATCCCATGCCATGCCGAGCCCATAGAGCGCCCGCCACGCCGCTAGAACCTACGGCGAAGGGCAGACTAGGCCAAAGATAATCAACGGCGTCATAGGCTTCTTTAGAGCTGGGTATGCCGTTCTTTGTTCCAACCTGGAAGTTGCGGGGACGGGCATGAACCCAGATGCGCCTGTTGACTGCCGCCTTGATCTTGAGGGTCATCTCACCGTGCTGAGTCCATACGTGTTCAATCTCAGGGACAACCGATGCGGCAAACTTTACCCCTAGAGTTGCGGCGTCTGGCCTAAGCCTACGCGCTTCTTCTAGGTCTACAAAAAGAGAAGGGGCTGCGCCACACACGATGGCACAACCCCTGTGCTTGGTAGGGTAATCCCTATCCAATTAGTCGCTGTCGGTGGCGCTTACAGTTGTACCGTCAACGATGTCAACTACGCCGCTTGAGTTGGAGTTGACATAGGTCAGCACCAAAGACGGGGTCGTTGTGTCATAAACAAAAAGGATGTCACCAACAGACAGAACGCTGGACAGGTCGTTGAAATACCCGGAGGTATTCACGGTTGCCTGCGTATCAGCAGTCTTGTAGAGGTACATCGAAGGTGCGTTTCCAGCCTTGGAAGCGCATACGGTTACGAAGCCAGTTGCAGAATAAGCCATTTGTCTATCTCCTTAAACGTCAGTAGTTTGGATTTCGACAATACCCTCTGCGTCGATTGCAATTGCACCAGCCGAGAACACAGCATTTACTAACCAGCTTGTTTTCTCAGGGATGTAATTGATCTCTGTGCGGGGAGCGATGCCCTCTGCATAGCCGACTGCGTCGCGGTGGAAAGCCCACAGCTTGCGCTCGGAAGATGCAACAGGCAGGCCGCCTTCGTCACGGTCACCGATTGTATGGAAGGTAAAGCCGAGGAACGTGTTCAACTCGCCCGACACTAAAGCGCGGACAGTGTTGAAATCAGCCGAAGTAACAGCCGTCTCAGCCAAGAGGCTTGACAAGCTGTTTGCGTGGATAATCATGTGACGGTTATCCATCGGGACGTTGTTCTTGTCCAAAGACTTCTTAGCTGCGCGGAGCTTAGCTACGTTCAGACCAGTGTCCGTACCACCCTCGTCCTCAGTAACGACCAATGACGTGCTCGAAGCAGCCAAAGCGTTGAGGATGAGCTGGTCTTGACGACGGCCAATAGCGTTAGCAACAACCTTAACAAGCTCATTACGCTCATCAAAATTGACTTTAGCCTGCGAGAAAATGTCCGAATACTCGGCAGCGTTCCAGTCCTGCATGGTAGCAGTGACGGTCGAGAAGCCGACGTTCATGGGGGTTACATCGGATTGGGGAACGCGAGCAGTCGCAATACCTTTACCGACCTTTGGGAACTTAACAGTTGAGCCTTCAACACCCCGACGCTGACGAACAGCAGGAACCAGTTTAGCAACACCCTGGTAAGCCTGTTTAACTTCAGCATCAAAGAGCGTTACAAAGGCATTTGACAATGAAACAGCCATTTGAATCTCCTTGAAAGTTAAAAAAAGTTTCGCCGCTTCGGTTAGCCAGAAGATTCTGGGCCTACTGCTTGCGCCTTACGGACGCCAATCGCCTGTTCCCAGGTGGTCAAGGGCCGGTGTTTTGGTATGCCTTAATGCGATTTCTAATCGTTATGATTCGCATTTGCAATAGGGGTTCAAAAAAAATCCCCCTAGCCGGAGTCAGGCTAGAGGGACTAAAGCCACGAAGGAGAGTGGCGAGGAGGAAAATGTTGCCTGTATTTTAACTGAAGTGCTGAGAAAACATCTTCTCAACCTTAGCCCGATATGCGGGATCGCTCTGGTACTTGGGATCTCCAACCATAGCGTATAGCTCGTCTTTGCTGGCCACCCCTTCTATTGGGGCTGAGTTCACAGGAATCTTGATATTCTCGTAAGACTCACGCAGCTTGAGCATCATCTTCAAGCCCTTGGCTGTACCAGCCGCATACTTAAACTCATCAAAGTCGTCCTTTGAAAAGATGCCCTTACGGACTAGGCCGGATGCCCAGTCAACCGCGCCCTTAATCATGGCGTCAGCATTGGGGCCAAGAGCCTTGCGCTCCTGGTCAACGGTCATGCGTACCTGCTCTTGCTGGTCGCCTGCCATAGCCATGTAATCGCCCACTAACTTATCTAGTGCCGATTGGCTAACCCCATACTCCTGAGCCCAACCTAATACCGTACTGCGTAATGGGTCGTCCTCTGGAGTGTCTCCAAAAACGCTGGTGTCGTACTTACCATCTGTCGGAGCCTTGTGCTTGCCCTGGCTAATCTGCTTACGCAAATCCTGCCAAGACTTAGCAATAGCCTCTAGGTCTGGTGCCGCCTCATCTTTTTTCCAGAAGTTCTCTGGCCACCAGTCGGGACGCTCTAACGGCTCGTCGTCATCCTCCTTTGGGCTCAAATGGTCAATCTGGGTCTTAGTCGTGTCTACCTGCTGGCCCTGCTCATCGGTGGGTGAGACACCGTCGAGTAGGCCAGTTTCTTGGCTTTCGCCTTGAGCACTGGGCTCGCTTGCTTGGGTTTCCATTTACAGGTTCCTTGCTTTGGTTATCCGTGCAATAAACTCCCTAATCACGCTATTCTGTCCCTCTCGGTAGAAAGCGTAACTTGGGTCAGAACCCGGCACGGCAACGGGCTGATCTAGGTATGCCTGGTCTAGCCATTGCATAAGCTTCTGTCCATCCTCGGAGCCAAAGACCCGAAGGCAGAGCTTGTTTAAGTCATCTGCCTTCGTTGTTGCTTCTCTGATATCTGTCTGGACGGCTTCTAAATCTTCCCAGCCGCCGGCCATCAGACCATCTTCCCGACTACTTGAGCTGCCAACTCAGGGTTGGCTTCGGCAGCCTGAGCTGCCATCTGAGCACCTTCTTGCTTCATAAACTCTCTTTCCTCTGGTGTTGTACGCAACCTCTGCGGGATGCCTAACTTCTCTGCGATGTAATCCAACATCTCGCCAGTCTTGATGGCCATCTGACCCTCTGGGCCTGCTTGAGCTGCAATCTGTGCGTACTGCATAATGTTGTTTACTTCTTCCATGCTCTGAGCCATAGCCAACGGAGCCACGGCAGAGACACGCACTTCCAAGCCATTGACCCGTAACGGCAGGTCAATAAGGCCACGGTCGTCCATGACTTGCAGGATCTTGCTCACCAATGGAATCATTGTCTCATTTATGAGACGCCCAAAAGCTGAGCCCAAGTTCTGAGCCAGCTCCTTCATCCGTTCTACGACTTCTGTCGCAGAGCGTGCAGACATATTGTCTGGAGGGAGGCTCTCGTCGAGGAGAATCCGTTTGATGTTTTGCCGTAGATCGTTGATGACGATTTGCGATACGTTGAAATCACCTGAACGTGGCAGCGCCCGTAACGATTCACCTTGAGGGCCTCCATTGCGAGCGACCGGAATAATCGCTCCTGGGACAATCTTGATCGTGTTGGGGTTAAGTACGCCGTCGTCTGCTGCCGTATAGACACCAGCAATAGCAAGGCTGGCGTTTTTAAGGAGTAGCTCAAGTGTTTTATTAAGGGTCTTGATATCCGGAAGCGCAGTGATAAGCGGCCCTCGACCATAGATTTCTCCTGCTACCTTCATGTACCGGCTGACCACCCAAGGGCTGATCTTCATTTTGCGGTACACAATTTCAGACTTAGACTCTTTGTGGATAACGTAATACGAGTAGTCACCACGCTTGGGGTCAATGATCGTTGCCTCAATAAGCTCAACGTCCTCGGTTGGCTTATCCTTGACCAGACGGGCAAGAGTCCCCTCAATGGTTGCGTCTGTCCACTGGCGCTGAATTGCCTCAGCCTTAATCCTCATCCGGCGGTAGACGTTGTCTACCTGGCCATTAGCGCCTTCTTCAAACGCCACAAGGTACTGCGGGACGGGGATGAAGTTGATTGGGTTTGTGTCATCACCAGGCTGAACCATCATTACGGCCGTGCCGACAGACAGGTCAAGCAAGAACTCGCCCATAGCAATGTCAAAGTTTGACTGCTTCATGGTCGCAAAAAGCTTCTCGTTATAGACATCTAACGCAGCTTGAGCTTCAGGCTTGCGGTCGTCAGGAATGTCCGGCCCCGGCTCTAAGCGGCACCACTTACGTTGTGGCGGGAAGATCCCAGACTGGAGGCGGTTAGCAAAACGCTGAACGGAGTTGATGGCCGTTGAGTCAAAGACCCGGTTCATCTTCTTGGCGCCACCTACCTTGCCCTCCCAGTAACCGTCGTACAGGTTGCGCTGCGGCAAAGCAAACTCGTAGGCGTCCTCGTATAAATCCCTGAAGTCGTCCTTCTTGCGAAGCGCCATGTCGTGACGCTTCAGTACATCTTCAACCTTTAGTCTTTCGGCCATTGCTAATCCTTTTTGTGCTTTGCGGCGAACGAACGGGCCGCTTCTTTGCTACCGAAGCCCCA